TTGTTACATGGCCTGCACTATCTATAGCTAATCCTGTACCACTTGTCATAGCTGAAGTAATACCTGTAGGAGCAAAACCACTTGCCGTTCCTGCATTCGCTATAGTTGCGCCAGCAGGTATGTTAATCGTGTCACCTGACTCTCCAACTTGAACTGTTGTTCCGCCATCTACAGGTGTGATTTTATTTACTTCTAAAGTGCTCATACGATGACAAACGTTGCTCCTGATGGTACGGTTAAGGTTGAACCAGATTGTACCGTAAATGGTCCAGCGACAAGTGCATTGTCACTTGCTGCTAAAGTAATGTTTTGTGATAAAGTTTGCACGTTTCTGTATACTCCGTTTATTGTTGTTAGTTTATTGTAACCAATACTGGCATCAGCAGGGGTTCCTGCATCAAAACTATTCCCTAGCAAGATACCAAAGAACGTGTCGGTTGACGCTGGTGCTCCTGTAAAAGCTATTGTACTACGAGAACTACCAAAAGTAAACGCGCTATTCGGCTCTTGGATCACGCCTGATATAGAAATTATCAATTGGTTAAGACTTGCAATCTCGGCTGTCGATCCACCAACTTGAATACTAAACTCTGTTGTCGATCCATTAAATCCTGATGAGATGTCATCAATTTTCTGAAACGCGCCAAAATCTAAACCTGGTCCTATGTATCCCATTATAATTTATCCCACTCTACTTTTATATCTTCTTTAGAAATAGGTGTTGTACCTTCATGCCACTCTATTTCACAGTTATCCAAATCAAGATTATTTTGTACTGTAAACTTAGCATCAGGATTAATTGTAAGTATTGCTTCTGAAACTCTTTTCATACTGAAATCTCCATGGCTGTAATTGTTGCTGTTGAATTGTTCGGACAAATATATACCGTACCACTTCCGTTAGACCTGTAAAATTGATCATAGTATGTAACTTGACTTGTTGTGTTATGTGAAGTGTCTAAATATGCAATAGAACTTCCACCTGTTGAACCAGTACCATCTAAATTAACAATATATTCAGTTAATTGTGTAGTATCTCTTTTTAATCTAAACTTAGCTTCTGTGCCAGAAGATGTATAATTCATTCCATGACCTATCACTACTAGAATTTTGCTAGAAGTTGATGAGGGTGTTATATTAACTTGTAATCCTGTATCAACATAAGAGCCATTAGTTGTAGTTGACTCGGTTGTTTTAGTTGAAGATTGAACTTGTAAAATTTTACCTGCATCTACAGCAGAACTAGCAACTGTTGTACTACCTGTAAACTTTAAAAACTGTCCCGTGGTTCCTGACGCTAGGCCCGTGCCACCATTCGCTACAGGGATGGTTCCTGTTATTCCTTTTGTGACGTCTATTGTTGCAAATGCCATGTTATACTCCTGTTAGCCTATGACCCCCAAATACAGCAGGGTTCCATAAATTTCTTGAGCTACCATTATTTTGCCAACAATATAACTCAACATAATCTCCTGCAGCTAAGGTTAATGTTCTTGTTTCTGTATTATTACCTGAATTATTACTTGCACCACCATAAGAAACAGTACCCCCACCTCCTGTTGGAGTGCTACCATTTACACGAATTAAAACATTTCCATATTTACTATTGTTGGCTCCTAAATCAAAATCTGCATTAAAATAAAATAAATACTTACCACCTTTTCCACTAGGTACAGTAAATCTGTAATTTGAAGTATCGTAAGCATTATCTGTATCATAATACTCATTTGCAAGAGCAACTTTTGTATACGTGCTTGTTGATACAGATTGATTTGAACTCATGTATACTTCAAAAGCAGGAGTATTATCTAACCCTGCCGCAGAAAAACTTGTACCCCCTGTACCACCAGAAGCTACTGGTAGAGCAGTTGTCAAGGTAGCTGAAGGCAAAGCAACTGTATCCCCTGACTGGCCCACGGTTATCGTGCCAGTGCCCGTTCTCTTGAGTATCGTGTCTACTTTTAGTGTGCTCATTAATATACCCTATACCCTTCAAAATATGAATTTGTTATAGTTCCTTGAATAGATGGATTACCACTTTGGTCTGTAACATTAACAAATACTGTAATAGCGTCTGTATTAGTACAATGTATTATTTTACTAATAGCAGTACCTGCATTTAAAACATAACTTGCAGAAAAATCTTTTTCCCAATCCATGTATGTAGAGCCACCTTTTGCTATAGAAAGATTACATCTTGCTAAATTAGTGTTTGCACCGCCTCTAAAAGAAGCACCAAGATTAAAAAGATAATATCCTGCAGTTGGAGGAGTATATGCATAAGTGCTTGTATTAAAATTACTTCCTAAATCATATCTTTCAGTATTAAAAGTAAGAGTAACTTGCGCTCCTGAAGTAACAGTTTGTGTAGAGCCTATATAAGCTGAAAAAGCTGTAGTAGCAAAATGATTTGTATCTCCAAAGCCAGTAGCTGTACCAGCGTTAGCGATCGTCACCCCTGACGGGATGTTGACCGTGTCACCTGAAACGCCTAAATTAATAGTAGACGTGTTCGTGCTACCAATTTGCATGGTAGACGTTCCAGATCTGGTATCAATAGTATCTACTTGTACTTTACTCAATTGTTACTCCTTTACGATTTAGGGTTTGCATCTTTGACCGCTTGGATACGTGCTCTCCACGTGTCGATATTTTTAAATATCTCATCCAATTGATCGCCAATATCACCATAAGCTGTTTTTCTTGTAGCACGTACAGTATTGTTTGTCTCTTCGGTATTGCCTGCCGTATCATAATTCGCGAGAATTGCGTCCGTTGGTTTATCTAAACCATCCACGCTCCACGTTTTTATGTACGGGCCATTACCGTCAGAGTCATCCTGTAAAGCTACATTGCCTCCTGGACCGAAATCAGCCGTTTTGCTGTTCGCGGCACAGTAAAGCTTAACCTTAGTTGATAGACTTGCCATATAGACCTCCTTTTAAAATTGTTATCATGTTATTAATTTATATCCTGTAAAATATGTGTAAGCTGTGCCACCATTTATATCACAGTTATTAGATCCATTAGGATTATCTGCTTCAGCATATACTTCATAATAATCACTAGCACTTGTAGAATTATCTATGGTATTAATAGTTAAAGTTAAATCTCTTATTATCGGGTCGCCACCATCTAAATATTTAAGATTACTTCTTACTAATGTTGAACCATTTTTATATATATGTAAATATCCTCTCCTTAAACGATCAAATTGTACATCATTAGGAGTAAAATTAACAGTAGCAGAGAGATAGTAATATCCAGTAGAAGCAGGGGTGTATCTATAATTTGTTGATGAATCAAACTTTGAGTTTATATCAAAACTTTCTGCATTTAATTGAATTTTAGTTACAGTGGCATGATTTATAGTTTGTTGACCATTTCTATATGCTCTAAAAAGATTATCATTAGTTCCACCAAATCCCGTTTGAGTTCCATTATTTGTAATCGTAGCTCCTGACGGAATCGTGATCGTGTCTCCTGAACTACCAAGCTCTAATGATGTTCCTGATTGTGGATCTAATTTATCGACGAATAAAGTTCCCATTATATTACCGTTAATGTTCCTTCTACCGTTACGGTGTTAGTAAAGTTTACTGGTCCAGCCACAAAAGCATTTTGTGTGGACGCTACTGTAATAGTTGATGTCACTGTTGCCAAGTTTAAATACATCCCATTAAAAGATCCTGAGATCGCGGTGTGATCTACACTGCCATCAGATGGTGTTTGTGATCCAACAGCAGCTCCTACGTTTACAACGTATGCTGCATCAGAACCTGCCAATACATTTGAACCTGTTGAGAGTTGTGTACCGCTTGCCGTATAATCAACGTCAGGTTTTTGTACAACGTTGTTGACAACAAATCTTATTTCTGACGAATTTGCTACAGGTGTATTTAAAGTGAATGTTGTATCTGATCCATTACCCGTAATAGTTTGGGTAGACATGGATTTAAACTGATCACTATTTCTTGGTCCAATATAACCCATTTACTCTCCTTACGTGCTTATGCTATCAATATAGGATAACCAACAATCTGCTGAACTAGCTGTATCAGAACTGACTTTTACAGCATCGCCTGTTAATAAAACTACTTTTGCACCTCCATCAATAAACTCAATACTAGAGCCTTGAGGGATGCTAACATTTTTAGCTAGGTAATAATCATTACCACCACTTGAGATAAACACGTTTACTTGTATTGTTTGTGTTACTACATTCGCAACACGAATACCAATAACTGCATCGTCTGAGTTAGCGGTGAGCAATGTTGAAGCGGAAGTTCCTATATTTCTTGCTTTTACGTTTTCAAAATCTTGTGCCATATCTATTCCTTATATCAAAGCGCCACCGACATTGCAATTACGAAGCCAGCACTTACGCCTGCACTTTGTGTTACCCACTCAGGAGCTGTTGCACCAGCATTAACTTGTAATACCTGGTTTGCTGTTCCTAGTGCTAATCGCGCTGGTGTATTGTTTGCTGACGCATATGCGATGTCCCCTGTTGTTGTCATTACCATATCCATTGTTTTACTTGCAGGAAACGTACAGAATACATCTTTCGTCCCTGCAGAAAAGTTTACTGCTGCATCACTATTAGAGCTAGATATAACGGTTGTTCTTGTTAAATTTGCACTGGTACCATCAAGCGTACCAAGTCCTACTTCAAACTCATTGGCTGTTTGATGTACAATAGCATAATACGTTGTATTGCTATTACCAACACCAGCACCAAAAGTTTCAAAACTAGATACCGCTCCACCAAGAGCTATTGCTCCTGTTCCCGTGGTAGTCGTGGTTTCTTTAACACGATCGTTGAGGACTAAAGCCATTTAGTCCTCCTACGAAATTCTTATAATAGCATCACTTGTATTTGCTGCTGGGAATTGCACCGTAAACGTACCGTTTGATGCTGTGAAGTCTCCACCAAATGCTAATACACAAACCGCATCTGTTGTACCTGTACCTGCGTCAGTCGTTGTATTGTAAATCAACGCACCGTTTGCAGTAAAACTAGCCGATGTCCATTGTGCATCCGCAAAATCAACATATGCTGTTGAAGCTCCTGATCCACCTGTTACACCGTTATTAGTTAATGTTTCACCCCCTGCTGTGTAAGCAGAGCCAGATGTATTTGTTATTTCGTTAGTAGTTGAATAATCTGTAGTGGAAGCACCTAAAGTTGCAGATGAAGTATACAACGCAATCTTGAAGGTATCACCACCAGACGAGTCAAAATCATGAAACCCTTTTAAAAGATCCCTCTTAAAAGTGTTGCATATTGCAGACGATATTGCCATTTTTTATCTCCTTATGGTTGTTTCGATTCAAGAGGAAGTCGGAGAACACCATCAAAGTATTCATCACGTCTTCTTCTACCTTGTTGTTCAAGTTGCAAGCCTTGTAGTGCTTGTTGATAGCCTTGTTCATAAAAAGCTAAAAGATTATCTGGTCCTTTTAAGAACTTATATGCCTCCGATAGGCAAGCATATAAAAGAACTCGTGGAGCATTTGTACTCACCCAAGTTGTTGTATTGGATGAGGATAATCCTGCTTCCTGCTTGTTCAAAGCTAATTCGATATTATAATTGGAATTTGGTGTAGGTGCAAGGTATATTGTGTCTTGATCCCACATTGCATAATATTTTGGTTGTGACTCAGAGCTTCTGTCTGGCCAGTATTCATTCATGTACGAAATGTCTTTTTGCTCCAAATACGTACGTGTTGGTGTCCCTGTTGATGGATATATCTGTGCTGACCTAATAAAGGCTAATTGCCCTGTATTGGCACCTGGTAAGGTGACAAAAGGATTGCCTTGTGTCAGACTAGCATACTGATAGGATCTATAAACATCTAAATCAATATCTCTAAATATACGTTTTTCTGCATGTTCAATAAAATCATCAAGAATAGTATCTGTTAAAACATCACTAGATGTCTCTGTGTAATCTCTGATTTGTGTTAATAATTCTGAATAAGTTGTCATGTTATACTCACCGTTATTGTACCTAAAAATGATTTAATTTCTATATCTTTGTTTTCTTGATCTGTCCCTTCTAAAGGTTGCATTGTATTGACAATTACTGTTTCATAAGCCCCTGGAGATGGTATCGGATTAAACTGTGATATAGTTTGTTTTTTTACACCGAATATATTTCTAGCATAAAGGTTATTGGTCAATGGTACAATAGCACTAATTTTCTGTGCTTTAGCATATTGTAAAGATTGTGGATCAGATACTTTTGGTAAAGGCTCTAACTGCGGGTGTTTAGGCTCAAATTCACTAATATGTACCCATGAACCATTCCATTCTTGCACCATTTCATTATAAGGAAATGCCATACCTGAACGATCAGATATTCGCTGTGCAAATTTACCTGATGCATATCTAG